GACAACAGCATTGTTCTGGGCGGTGGCCCGGTGACAGCCCTAGACATCGGTCAGATGTTTTTCGGCTTGACCGAGGAGTCATGGGAGCTGCTTGAAGACGACTGCGGCAAGTGGGACGCGACCATGAACGAAGACGTCGCCCCCCTGAACAGAGGCGATGTGAACTGGATGGTCTTGCATGGTGCCCCTCGAGCCACCTCCCAGATCCTGTTTGCGGACAGCAATTCCTCGCGATTCGTTCTGCCGTTTGGGCGTCGCGTGAAGAAGCGGGGTGGACAGATGAATTCAGGGCGCCTAGATACCTGGATTTCTGATGCGAAGCGCAATGGCGTCGCCCACCTCTACAGCTTCTGCCGCCACAATGGGCTCACAGCGGCCTTGTCTCGATCGTTTGTGCGGATGGTCCTCAATGGGGATGATAACCTGCTCGCCCATTTTCCCCGCATGCGGGTGCCTTGGAAGAAGTACATGCGGGCACTGGGCCACGATGCTGAGGCCATCCACAGACGCACATTCGACGCGGCGCAGTATTGCTCCTCCAGACCACTGCCTACCAGTGCAGGCTGGGTCATGACGCCAAAGGTGGGGCGTTTCATCAGTCGAGCTGGTTACTGCATCGACCCACCCGCCGGCGTCTCTGTGGCTTCGTGGGTCAGGGGGGTGGCGCTGAGCCAGCGTGCCGTCTTCAATCACCACCCCATTGCCAGACCACTCATAGAGCGTCTCCTTGAGCTCACGGAGGGCCATGCCGCCTGGTTCGATCTCAAACAACTTCCCCATAAGACGAATGCTGGAGTGCTAGCTGAGGCCGTTCCACAGACCTATGAGGTACTGGAGCGCCGTTATGGGTGGGACAGCAACACCTACGAGGCCTGGCACGCCCATCTGGCGACCTTGGAGCTGGGAGATGAAATCAACTTCGGTCCCGCCGACCATGTCATGTACGTTGACACTGACGGGCCAGCCTACCTCCCGACCCACCCGGATGACAAGGAGTATGGGGACCTGGACGTCGACATGGCCCCCCCGCTCTACCCAGCTGTGGTGGCAGCCTTCACAGACGCACATGGACGGGTCTGCGCGGAGCTCCTGCCCTTCGGACGCGCGGACCCGGTCAAGGATCTGACAAGGGAAGGTATCGAACCCAACCCGGGCTGGTCCCTTTGGATGCTCACGCAGGCCTTCGACAATGCCGCCAGGGCGGCTGGCGACTGCTCGCTCGTGACCACCAGCCCCGGCACTAGTTCGGGTCGGACGCTTGCACCGTCGCGCGCGAGCATGGAGTCAAGCCCGGGCCCCTGGATCCCAGTGGCTTACGTCGCCAGCGCCGCTGTCGCGGCAGGACTAGGCTTGGGCGTGAGCCTGGCGGCCGGGTACATCAGAGCGCACGCCTCAGCACGCATCAACTCAGATAAGACGCAGCTATACCTGATGTCCCCGCTAGGGAATGTGATGGAGACCTTTGACCTCCATGACGGGACGGTTCGGGCGGGTGATATCAGGGCCCGGGCCCGCGAACTTTGGGGCTATCAGGACCCTGACTTCTATATCGAGGCCAACGGGCGCTCCATATTGGACGGGGAGGTGCGACAGTTCTGTGATGGGGCGACTGTGCGCGTGCATGTGCGGCTACGAGGAGGGTCATCCCGGGGTTACCCTCTCAAGGGGGCAAGCTCCAAGAAGAAGGGGGCGACGCTCAAGGGCAAGACCCGACGTGAGGAGAAGAAGCGAGTCGCGAGTGCACGTAGAGAACGCCCACCGGGCAAGGAGTTGGAGGCTCTGGCACACCCCCAGGTGCCGCTCAGACCACGACAGTCCAGGACTGCTCAGGTGTCCTCTACGTCCTCAGGGCCCCCTCCGCGCCCGCGGGCCACCGTCCCGGAGCGCAAGCCTGAGTTGACGGCAGCCATTGCGCGCGCCCTGGAGCGACACACCACCAACCTCAGGGATGGGGCCCCGAGCCACAAGATGCGGGACCGCATCCACAGGGACAAGGACGTCGCCCATGCTGAACTCAAGAAGGACAAGTCCATCCTGGGCTGGATTGGATCCAAGCTGGGTGGGCTGGTGGGGCTGGAGGAGCTGGGCGAGAAGGCCGGTGATTTGGCCAACAGGGGCATCTTGTCAGTACTGGGCCACGGAGACTACACCCTTGTGCGTGGCAATGACCCCGCTCCGGCCAATGAGCCCCATATCACCCTCGGTGGGCCCCCACCCCCGACCACTGACGTCGCCATACAGTACATCGGGGACATCCGTTCCTCGGTTGGGACCGAAGTTGTGAAAATTGAGTACAACGCCGCCTCACAGGCGGCCAATCCTACCACGTACCTCTCGAACAGCTGCTATGAGTTGTACGCGGTTGAGCAGCTCATCTACTTCTACGTCCCGATGGTTGTGCCAGTGGCCAGCTCGACTGGCCTGGAGGGCATCGTTGCCTTCAACTTCGATGAGGACCCGAGCGACCCGAATGTGGGCTTCGGTCTGGCGGACTTCTTGTCCAACGACCGTACCACTGTCACCCTACCTTGTGACAAGATCGCGTACATGGTGGAGTGTGCCAAGTCTCAGAAGCCGACGGACATGAAGTATACCCGCCCAGATGGCGCGGTGGCCAAGGCTGACGATGCCCGGTGGGATGATTTCGGCACGTTTCGCATTCTCACCTCAGGGTTCCCGGCCGACAACCAACTTCAGGGCAGACTGTACTGCGCATCAACACTCCGACTGGTAAACCGACAGCTCCCGCAGGACGTGGGCGAATTTTCCCAGTGGATCGCGGTGTCTGGCATCTCCCCGGGGCTGGTGCCGATCTTCAATGGGGTGGCTTTGAACATGAACCAGGTGCTCACCTCCTTCATGACCGACGCGTATGCGGGGCATTCCACCGGGACGACGCGTGTCAGCTGGGCTCCCAACAGTGCGGCCGTCCACTTGGCTGGGCCCCTCACGGATGTGAACACTGTGGGCTTTGTGTTCGACAACGACTTCCCCAAGGCCTACGAGATCTCCATCGACCTCACAACCTGGAACACGCCGGGCATACCGCGTTGGAACGTGGGCTCGCCCTCGGTCGTGGAGGCCTTTTCCTTGGTGAGCTCTGGCGCATGCTATGTCCTTAAGTCCTGTGTGTTCACGGGCACCGGCAACACGGAGTACATCAACAGTGATTTCACTCGAGTGACGTGCACGGGGGTCGACACCGGTACCGCCATTGGCGTGTCCATGCGCATCCAACTCTGCGCCCCGGGCCGCCTCGCCTACCCACTCGACGCCGACAACACGGTGGTGATCAAGTCCACCCCGCCCAGTAGTGGTGTGGTGGCTGGGTCCTGTGTTGGTGGGGCAATCAAGATCAGGACCATTGACCAGCGCATTGTATCCAACGTCATGGGCCAGAATGTGACACTGCTCCGCGATCGCGTCTCTCAGGCGGCTCTGGCAGCCGCGCAAGCCAAGGATATGGCCGAGCGCGAGCTTGAGCGCGCGGAGCTCCGAGCACTGCGTGACAGCGTCGCTGCCATGGCGGCATCCTCCCCGGCGAGTTCATCCTCCATTCCCTCCCCCCCTCCGCCCCGCGACAAGGCGAAGGGCGAGATTCCCGGCGAATGGGTTGATGGCAAGGCTGTGCCGCCGTGGGATGCCCGTCATCCTCGACACGCGGAGTGGGTGGACGCGCAGCGGGAGCGGG